GTTGATGTAATGGGATATGCAGATCCTAAAAAACAAGCCGAATATGAAGAGCTGTCTAAAAAGAAATCTAGAGCACAGGCCCAATTGCGTAAACTTGAACGGTCAGATAGATATAAAATTGCACGTGCAAATGAACTAGCAAAAGAAATGGGCATAGACACTGGCGATGGAAATGTAAAATTCACAGCAGAAGGACATGTTCCTACAGTAATTAATGGTCAAGCTGTTGATCAAAGTTTACTTACTGAACGAGAAAAACAAAAAATTGGAGCTGCACAAGAATTGCGTAGTGCGTTTGAAAGTAGAAAAACATCATCACTACAAACAGATCCAGCTACTGAAACAGTTAATCCTGCAATTAAACAAGCAGAACTTAATAATCCTAAAACTACACCACTAAGTCAAGAACAAGGCGATGCGATAATAGCTGAACTAAAAGAAAACAATAGACTATCGAGAAAGCAAACAGACACAATTGAAAATACTGCATAAGCGGTTGACAAATATCGATAAATATAGTAACATATAAAATAAAGAGATAAAAATGAGTTGGAAAAAACACTTTACAGTATACCAAGGCAAAGAAGCCAAAAGTAGTAACAAGGGCGTAGGCAGTAGCGGAAGCACTAGCCGGTTCCAAAGTTGGCTACCAGAGGTATACAGCGGTATGCCAAACAGAGTCGAACGCTATATGCAGTACGACCAAATGGATATGGACAGTGAAATCAACGCTGCTCTTGATACTATTGCTGAATTCAGTACACAGTTTGATGATGAAACTGGAACACCTTTTAAGTTTGTGTACAAAGGCGATCCTAGTGAAAGCGAAAGCAAAATTCTAGAACAAGCACTAAAGCAATGGTGCAACTTAAATGACTGGGACAAACGTATATTTAAAACGTTTCGTAATGTTATTAAGTATGGCGATCAGCCGTTTATCCGTGACCCAGAAACATGGGAACTAATGTATGTTAACCCACAAGATGTACTCAAAGTAGTTGTTAACGAAAGCGAAGGCAAAAAGCCAGAGCAATACATTGTTAAAAATTTAGACCTTAACTTACAAAACAAAACAGCAACTGAACCTCTAGAGCACAACAATAGCTTTAGTGGCGGAACATCTGCTGGTGGATTTGCAAGCATGGAAGGTCGCAGTTATGGTGCCACAAGTAACAGTGGCACAGCCGGTATTGAAATGCAAGAATTTGCTATTAATGCTGAACACATGATGCATGTGGCAATGACTGAAGGTATGGATGTAAACTGGCCGTTTGGTACAAGTGTGCTTGATCCAATCTTTAAGACATACAAGCAAAAAGAATTATTAGAAGATGCTATTATTATCTACCGTGTACAACGTGCGCCAGAACGCCGTGTATTTTATGTAGATGTTGGTAACATGCCTCCACACAAAGCTATGGGCTTTGTTGAAAGAGTTAAAAACGAAATACACCAACGCCGTATACCAAACAAAACAGGCGGCGGACAAAACGTAATGGATGCACAGTACAATCCACTTAGTATCATGGAAGACTATTTCTTTGCGCAAACTGCTGAAGGCAGAGGTAGTAAAGTTGATGTGTTACCAGGCGGTACTAACTTGGGTGAGATTGATGACTTAAGATTCTTTACAAATAAAATGCTTAGAGCATTGCGTGTACCCAGTAGTTATTTGCCAACAGGACCAGAAGACGGTAGTGCAACATATAACGACGGACGTGTAGGTACTGCATTTATTCAAGAACATAGGTTTACAAAATATTGCCAACGTTTGCAAAATCTTGTACAGCCAATTTTTGACCAAGAATTTAAATTGTTTCTCAAAAATCGAGGCTTTCAAATTGAAAGTGGATTGTTTGACTTACGATTTATTGAACCACAGAGCTTTAGTCAGTACAGAGAAATCGAAATTGACAATGCAAGAGCTGGAGTATTCAACCAGATAGACGGGGTAGATTACTTGAGCAGACGCTTTATACTTAAAAAGTATCTTGGACTTAGTGAAGATGAGATACTAGAGAATGAAAGCATGTGGAAAGAAGAAAATCCAAATGCATCTGGATCAGCTGGCGGCGACGAAAGCGGATTGAGTAGCGTTGGTATCCGTCCAGGATTAGATGATGCTCCAAGTGGCAATTTTAGTATGGACGATGACGGTGATCTAGGCGATGAAGCTGAAGATGGAGAATCACCAATCAGCGGCGATGAAGCTGATACCGACACAGGAGATGAAACATGAAGTTTCGTGAGTTGAGAGAATACTATGAAGCTGAGGATGATAACTTCAATACAGCTAAAATAGATGACACACGTAAGAACAGACTAACGTTAAATCATTTAAACAAATTGCGTAAAAAGCGTGAATTAGAGCGTTTAGAGAAGCAAGAACGTGTAAATGATTACAGTCAAATCTACAGTAAACCAGCAGAATAATATACTTAGCACAGTGGTCAGACCATTAAAATACCACTTTTTGCGTTTTTCTATGCTTTTTTCATAGTAAAATGCTTTGGTTACTAAATATCATTGACTTTGTAACATATTGCTGTGTCACATCATTGAGGAGTAACGCAAAATGGATAGTAAAACAAAACTAGAAAAAGTCCTCGAACTAGTGATCAACGAGGAGACTGAACAAGCCTCTGATCTACTACATGATATCTTTGTAGAAAAATCACGTGAAATTTACGCTGATTTAATCGAAGAAGATGCCGAAGTAGAAGACGTGATCGAAGAAACCGAGGATCAGGTTGAAGAAGAAGACCTGGACGAAACAATCGACGTAAGTGACAGTGAAGCTGACTTCATTGACGACATCGAAGATGCACAAGACGAAATTGAAGCAGAAGAAGTTTTCGGCGAAGACGAAGACGAAGCTGAAGCTGAAATGGATCTTGCAGACGAAATGGGCGGAGACGACATGGAAGACAATGCACCAGATGCAGAAGAAGCCATGATGAACGTAGAAGATGCTCTAGAAGAACTAAAAGCTGCATTTGCAGAATTAACTGGTGACGACGATGAACCAGCTGACGAACCAGAAATGGACGAAACAGTTGCTTTTGAATCAGAAGAAGTTGAAGAAGCAAGTGAAGAAGCAACTGAAGAACTAGAAGAAGGCGCTGAAATGAAAGCAGTAAGTGCAACACATTCAGACGGTTCAGACAATACGCATTCACCAGTAGGCCCAGGAGACGACATGGGTGGTGAATCAGTAGACATTGCAGGTTCAGAAGAAAATGGTGGTAGTGCTCCTGCCGCTAAACCAATGGGTGTAGACGGACCACAAGAGGCCGGCGAACCACGTGCGGTTAAGGGGTAATTGATTATGTTTACACCACTGAGAGAAATTATACAACCTAACGTAGCAGCTATTACTACCGAATCTGTTGAAGAGAACGGTAGCAAAAGTTTGTATATGGAAGGAATTTTTATTCAGGGTGGTGTGAAGAACCAAAATCAGCGTGTATATCCCGTAAATGAAATTTCAAATGCAGTAAATTCACTGCAAGAGAAGATTAAAGGCGGAAATACCGTATTAGGTGAAGCAGATCACCCCGACGATTTAAACATAAACCTGGATCGTGTTAGTCATATGATTACTAACATGAGTATGAAGGGAAATGACGGAATCGGTAAACTAAAGATGTTACCCACTCCCATGGGTAATATTTGTAAAACGTTACTAGAAAGTGGCGTAAGACTAGGTGTCAGCTCAAGAGGCAGTGGCAACGTTGACGGAAGTGGAAATGTATCGGACTTTGAAATCATTACAGTAGATATTGTAGCGAATCCAAGTGCACCAGATGCATATCCAGATCCAATTTATGAACAAATTATGAACCACAGACGTGGCAATACAATTTGGGACGTTGCAAATGCGGTAAAGCATGACAATCAAGCGCAAAGATACCTCCGAAGTGAGGTAATCAACTTCATCAAAGACCTAGGGAGAGATTGAAAATGACTCAAGAAATTGAAAAAATTCTCGGCTCTGAGGTACTCAGTGAGGACGTGAAACAAGGTATTAGCGAAGCATGGGAAGCACAAATTGCGGAAGCACGTGAGAATATCACTGCTGAACTACGTGAAGAATTTGCAGGACGTTATGAAAATGACAAAACGCAGATCGTAGAAGCAATGGATGTAATGCTAAATGATACCATTAAGACAGAATTAAATGAATTTGCAGAAGACAAGGCTAAACTAGCACAAGACCGTGTTGCTTATAAAAAAGCAGTCAAGGAACATGCTAAGTTGCTGGACACATTCATTATGTCTACTCTTAAAACAGAAATCACAGAACTCAAAGAGGATCGTGAAGCACAGAAGCAAAACTTTGGTAAATTGGAAGAGTTTGTACTCGGCCAGCTAACTAAAGAGCTAAACGAATTCCATGAAGACAAGCGTTCACTTGTTGAACAAAAAGTCAGAATGGTAACCGAAGGCAAGAAAGTAATTGCTGAAGCTCGTGCTAACTTTGTTAAAAAAGCTGCAACAAAAGTTGAAAATATCATTGAGAACACACTCAAAGGAGAACTTTCAACACTTAAAGAAGATATTCAGACTGCTAAAGAAAATAACTTTGGACGTCAAATCTTCGAAACATTTGCTGCAGAATTTATGACAAGTACACTAGCAGAAGGCACACAAGTTGCTAAACTGAATCGTTCAATTGTTGATTTAAACCAACAATTAGATGAGGCGAAGCAGGAACTTACTACTAAAGATGTATCCATCATGGAGGCCAAGCGTGATGCTAAGATTGCAAAAGATCTTACAGACCGTAAAGCCGTAATGAACGAAATGATGGCACCTCTAAGTAAGGACCACAAGGAAATTATGGGGGCATTACTAGAATCAGTGAAAACTGACAAGTTACGTGATGCGTTCAACAAGTATCTTCCAAATGTATTGAAAGAAGATGCTAAAGTTTCTATAAAAGAAAAGGCAAAGCTCACCGAAAACACTAAAGTGGTAACTGGTGATAAAGCGAAACGTCAGTCAGAGACTGGATCTGCCGAAATTATTAACTTGAAAAAGTTAGCCGGTATTAATTAAGGAGATACTATTATGGCAAACCTATTTGAAAATTGGTCAGCTACCAAAGACGCCCTTACAGACGGCTTGGCAGGTAACAAAAAAGCAGTAATGGAAACAGTACTAGAAAACACAAAGCGTTCACTTTCTGAAAGTGCAACAGCTGGTGCTACTATGGCTGGGAACGTTGCTACTCTTAACAAAGTTATCCTACCAGTGATCCGCCGTGTTATGCCAACAGTTATCGCCAACGAATTAGTTGGTGTACAGCCTATGACAGGCCCTGTTGGACAAATCCACACACTACGTGTGCGTTATGCAGAAACTTTTGACTCAGCTGTAGCTGGTGATGAAGCATTAAGCCCATTTGCAATTGCAACTGGTTACTCAGGTAACGCAGGAACAAACAAAGCAGATGCAACTGCAACTCAGGAAGGACTTCCTGGTAAAAAGATGAGCATCCAAATCTTGAAACAAACTGTCGAAGCAAAATCACGCAAGCTATCAGCTCGCTGGACTTTCGAAGCAGCTCAAGATGCACAAGCGATGCACGGCCTAGACGTTGAAGCAGAAATCATGGCAGCACTAGCTCAAGAGATTACTGCAGAAATCGACCAGGAAATCATCGGTTCATTAAGTACACTTGCTGGTACAGCAAGCGCAACTTATGCACAAAACGCAGTAAGTGGTACAGCTACTGTTGTTGGTGACGAGCATGCAGCACTTGCAGTTCTAAT